AAAGGCGTAAACTCCAATTCCGACTGCTGCGAGAATTGATAAAAGGTTACGCATAGGCATAGAAATAGCTGACGAAGAACTGACATTGAATTTATCCGACATTATACCCCCACCACGATTACAAATATTATTACTGTTATGATTGCTATAGTTATCATTAACTTGTCAAACCAATCAGTAGCAAACTTATCAAACCAATCAATCATTTAGTCTCCGTAGCTGTAAGATCCACCCTTGGTTTGGTTTTGTTGGATCATGTCATTGGATCCTTGCAACATTAAAAAAAGATCCTTGTGTTGCTTCTCAATCGAGCGGTTCTGCTTTACTATTTCTTTGTCTTTTTTGTTCATTTGTCTCATCTCTTTTTGCAGCTCATTGACATCGGCAATGAGATTTTCCAGATCAATTTTCATCTTGACCTGATTCTCGATGACTTCTTTTTTATTTTCTTCCTCGAAGCTTTTGTACATCTGGTCGACGCGAGAATCCAATTTACTCACGTACCAAATGACGCCTATCCCCTGAACGAGGACAAACGCCACGACGGCGAAGGATATTTTAAGTCCGTTCATTTACTTCATGCATAAATTACATTAACTTTAGTAGCGTGATTAAAGAAAACATAAAGATCAGTATCAAATTTTAATCCCATTTCAGGAAAATCAAATTGAAGCATGTCCTCTGCTCCTGCTTTAATAGCAGGAGTAACTTGAGTAAATTTAACAGTGCCACTTGCACCATCATCTACCAAATCAATCTTACCTTCAGTAGCACCACATTGAACAGTTAATCCTAAAACTCGTGCAGGGGCACTAAGTGTATTACTTCCTGCCGATACTTTAGTTGTTACTTGACCACTAGCAGTTAATTGTTGTGTTTTAAGAGCAAACATATTTTTTATCTCCTATAAAAGGTAGGGCTTTTACACCCTACCTTGGTTAATTGTTATTACTTAGTAGTTGAACTACCAAAGCTTCTAGAACTAATCGCTTTAACATAATCAACCCACATAATAGCTGCGGTTGTTGTATTGTTTTTAGTTCCCATCATAAGTCCTAATGCCAAATCATCAGGTAAATTAGTAGTTGCAATTGATGCGACAGGCAAAGGCTGTTTTCCAACAGGACCTAAGTATGCTTGAATCACAGCAGTATTTACATTACCATTTGATCCTTGAGGAACAATGTTAAATCCAGCAATAAATGAATTACTTGGAGTCGCTAATTGAGTAGCACTAGCTGTTTGTAATGCACCATCTTCAATTACAAAAGTAGATCCAGTATAAGGATCAACTAATGCATCACTTGAAGTAATAGTTCCATTCTTTTCACAATGAAGGTATAAACTTGTTCCAGCAGTAATAGAATCAGGATCAGAAAAGTTAGAGAAATATAATCCATCAGTAATATTTACTACTCCTGAAGTTACATCTGTATCAACAAATCCAAGAACCATTTCTGTTACTGAAACATCTTCAACTGCTACTCTAGCTTCAAAACCAGCATTCATTAGAGTGCTTAATTGAAAAGCAGTAAAAGTATTAATTTGGTTATAAGCATCATTAGTTGCATTTACTTCATCTAATTGTAACCATCCACCTACAGCATCTGCTATTGGTGCAGCGGTTTGAGTACTAGCAGTTTGGCTTAAATACCATCCTGGTGAACCTCTTCCATTATTACTTGTATTTGTTCTTGTAATGGCTGAATAAAAATCATCCATAAACGAAGTTTGGCCTAGAAAGTCATATCCCCCACCTTGTGTGTTGGTAACGGGAAATGGATCAGGCATCATTGCGTTCTTTAACGGGCTTTTATCTTTAACCACGTTAGTAACGCCATTATTAAAATGTGTTGTCATGTCAGTCTCCTTTTAATTTGACCAGTAAATACACCGTCCTCATGACGTGTATTCACCAACATTAACAATGATAGTTGTAAAACAAAAAAGGCGGTCTTGCAACCGCCTTCTTCTATCTGGGAGGATCCAGTGTAAGTTTTGTCTAACTGCCTTGAGATGCGTAAACACAACGAGGATCAGAGTAACCAAAGCTATATCTCTCACGTGCTTTGTATCTCATGTTTCCTGTATCAAAATCGCCTTCCATGCCAGTGGCAAGGGCAGCTCTTGTGAAATGTTTAAGTCCGTTAGGACAGTCGGTTTTAACGAACCATGCATCAGTATCTGTTAGATAATGGTTAACTGTGTAACCACCTGGTAGCATGCCCATATTTTTCAGAGCGTTAATATCGTTGTCAGCGGTACCGACACGAAGAGTTGAGTTCAAGACTCTGTCAACCACAAACTGAATGTTTACTGGAATAATTAATTTATTCCCTTGCATTGCAATTTTTAGTCCTCTTTCATCGATAAAACCAGCAATATCAATCATCGCCTGTTCTAATGAGGTTTCGTTAATATCTGCGTCCGTCGCAGATCTGTTAGACCAGGTTCCACCTAGTGCAGTTGGGTGAGCAGTGTTAGCTAATGTAACGCCGTCTCCACCAGTTGTTGCAAATGCTGTGTTTAATACATCAGCACCCCTAACTTGTTTAGTGTAAGCCATTGAACGTGCCAATGCCTTTGTATATCTAGCAGATAAAGTATCATATAAATTATCTTCTACAGCTTCTTCTGTTAAAGCAAATGCTAGTGCAATTGTTTCGTGAGTGTAACGTGCGGTGAAAGATTCAGAAGCGGTATCAAAACCTACTGCTGCTCCTTCTGCTTTCACGTTAGCTTGTCCGAAACCAACTAACATAACTTCTTCTTCAAAAGCTCTATCTGATGATTCATTTTCAAAAATTTCTGCTGCTTCGTTTTCGTAGCGTGCGTATTCCAAACCGAACAGGGCATTCAACCCAGGCTCTAATTCTTTCGCAAGCTGTGCTCTATTAATAGCCATATCTTACTCCTATATTCCTGATGTTGAATCCATGTAATGGAGGTTGAGTTTTACGACCGCTAATCGGCCTGCTGCTGTTTTGTCAACGGCTCCTGCTGCTGTTGAAGCTTGATCATCAAATCCTATAATTTTCAGATTTAATGCTGCTCCTGGAGCTGCAAGTGTACCAGTAGCTAATTCACCAAGTGAATAGCCGCTAGTATCAGTGCCGGTTATTGCTGTTGCAAGGTTAGCGTTTGCAAATAAATCTGCATCTGCTAACGCACCATCAGCGTTAATGACAAAGAGAGCGTGAGGGTTATCAGCGACAAATGCCGTAGCTTCTGTAGACGCCTTAACCGCTGCATAACCAGGCCAGTACGCTGACCAAGTTGGTGTTCCATCAGTTGCGATATATCGACAACCCATAAAGACACCTAACAAAGGTACAGTACCACCATTGGCGTTACCCACAATATCAATTAAACCAGTTGCTAGAGGTATCACAGGGGAACCAGTCCAAATTAAGGACGTGGAACCAGTAGTTGCTCCATCAAAGTTTAAAGGATAGGCGTTCACGCCTTGGTTATTATAACTTGAGCCTGATCTTTCGTAAGGACGTAGACCAAAAGCCGCATTTATATTAGCCATAATATGTCTCCTTTTGACAATATGATAGAGACATTGGCCTTAACCATTAAGACTTTTTGTTTCTACCAAATTCTACCCTACTTTGCCTCTCTTTAGAGATTGGCATTGAAGGGTGCTCTTGTTTCATGAGATCATTTTCAATGGATGTTTTTTGATCGTCGGTTAAGCGCCTGAAGTAAGCGTCTCTATCTTCTTTTACCTCAATCGGACATCGCATTAATAATAATCCTCCAACTCCGATAACACCTTTGTATTTTCCCTCTAAAATGGAGGGAAGATCTACTCTGCCTGGATATTCACTTATATTAACAAATTCATATCCTGAACGTAAACGACCCAAAATGTTTTTTTCATCTTGTTCGCCTCTGAACTCAGCACGAACCCAACGATGGTGAAAACCTTCGGGGGGATCGGGTGCTTCTAAACTTGAAGGAGGAACCCATCCTCTCTTGCGAGCTTTTATTGTTCGGGTCTCAATTTTGCGTGGGGATTTTTTTATCTTTTCAGTCATTATATTATGCCTCCTTCACGTGTTTTGCATATTCCTCTAATGGCACACCTAATTTTTTTGCTATCGCAACCTGCGAAGGCGTGAGTCTTACGGTTCGGCGTCCAGTTTTCGTCGATCGATTTGCAGAAGCAACTGCCTGGACGGGTTTCAGGTTGCTACTATTTTCCCCTATCTTACTATCTTTAAAGCGATGTGGAAACTCTTTTTTTATTCTTAAGTCAATTTCTTCGTAATATTCGTCAGAACGAGGATCAAAACCCTCTTGTTCAGTTAATTGTTGATGTAATCCATAAGCAGCATAGGTCATTATTTGATCTTCACCAAACCATGAATTTTTTTCTGCCCATTCTGTAGCACGTTTATCTGGTGGCGGCGGGCTTGAAGGATTAGAGTAATAAGATCTTCTATCTGGAGTTCCATCAGCCTTGCGAGGACCCTCGTATGAAGGATCAACAATTGGTTTAATTTTTTCTAGCCTTCTTTTTTCTCTACCTACCCTATCTTCTTCTTGAGTAAGAGCGGCAATTTCACGTTGATAGTTTACTTGACCTTCAACGTCCCCGTTAGTTATAGAATTTTTTAAATTAGTTTTAGCCGCATCAATTTGAGATTCAATGCGAGCGGATAAATCTGAAACATATAGTTTATCAGTTTCAGAAGATCTGGTTTTTAATTTAGAATTTTCTTCTTGAACTTTTTTTGCGTACTCAACAGCGGCTTGTTCACGTCGTTCAGACTCACGCATTTTTCGAGTAAGTTTGTCAATACGTTTTTTAACACCTGCGCTGTATTCCTCTAGTTCATCTTTGTTTTCGGTGGTTTCTTTAACTTCTTCTTTAACTTCTTCTTTAACTTCTTCTTTTGTTTCAGGTGGAATTTCTCTAATATTACTTTCCTCTGTTGTAACCTCTGATTCATTTACTTCTTCTTTTAAAGTTACTTCGACATCGTTACCGCTTGTATCTAATGGAACCATTTTTTCTTCAACCATAATATTCTCCTAAAATAAACTTGCTGGCAGTATATCTTTTGGATGATCAATGACTGCCAGTATTTCATCGTCATTCACTATTCTCAGTTCTCCGCCTTCAATGCGAATTCTGGATCCAGCATATTTAGTAATGAGTACCCAATCAGTTACTTTACACCAAGCTCCATTTGGAAAGCGTTCTTTATCTTTGTAAGCATCAGGTCCAACCTTTAATACACGGCAAACATTTGTAGCTATCTGTGCTT